GAAAATCTATTCTAAAATCAGGGTTACTGGTTTTATCAATACCAAAGTCTAACACGCAAACGGCTCTGTTACTTTGAGATGAATTATATATCAACGCTCCACGAGCAGTTATGCTTGACGAATTCCAAAAAGCATCTTCAAAGCTACAAACAGCCGTAGTTCCTGTTGTTTCTGGGCTTTTGTTTGTAAGGGTAAACCCCCCAGAATCATAGTTTGTTCCGCTTACTTCGTTTGATGTAGCGTAAACTGTAGTTGTAGCGTCTAAACTTGCGCTCGATGTATACAAAGCTATTTTAAACGTGTGGCCTCCAGATGCTTTAAAATTATGCACCCCTTCAAGCACTTCTTGTTTAAATGATGTACACATTGCTTCTGTTATAGCCATAATTACGAAACATCTCTTCTTAATGAGTCATATCGGTACTCATCCCTAGAATTTCTGCCCTCACCCAAGTTTTTCAAAAATTGCAAAGCTTCGGTAAATCTTCCATTATATAGAGTCAATAAATCTTGCTCTCCCTTCATAAAAGTATATGCCTCAACCAAAGAGCCGTAAAGCATTGCTAGAGTAGCATTTGTACCTAACCAGCTTGTTCCATCGCTTGTTGCAGTTATAGATTGAGGCCGATAGAAATAATGCAGCTCTGCGGAATACCCTTGATCTGGAGTAGGGGCTATTAAAAAAGTTGTATCATCAAAATCAGCATAGTACTGAGGAGTACCTGTAGTAGCCGGGTTTGGTGTGTAATCCTGTAAAAACGTAACGTGCTTGTATAACAAAAAGTCATTGTTTGAGCTGTTAACAGCACTTAATGAAAAAGGTGCTAAAAAGTCATCTGGTTTAGATAAAAACTTATTTCCAGAAGTAATTACTCCGGTAGAGTTTTTACGAAAATAATCCAGTTGGGCTTCTTTTAATATGCGCTCTTCAGCGTTTTGGATAAATGTTGGTAATTGATTAACAAACGTCGTTTCCGTGTTTTGTGTGTAATCTTGTATTGCCGTCTTTAATGTTGTAAATGTAAAAGCCATATCATGCACTCACTGTTACGGGACCTGCGGAAGCAAAACCACCGCCTCCCTTTGTATTGCCACTAGTAGCTGTTCCACTACTGGCAGTAAATGTGTAGTTGTCTGCGTCTACTTTAGTAATAGCAAAACCAGCCGCTGTTTCTAATACGCTTTCAGTAAACCCATCAAAAGCCTCACAAGATCTAAAAGTTACTGTGTCTCCTGTGCTCCTGCCATGTCCTGGCTCATTAACAGTAATTACCGCTGAACCACTAGAGCCTGAAGTAAACGAGTTAAAAGAAAGCAAAACTTCAACAGCAGGTTCAGTCCTAGCTGGTCGGCTTATTTGCAAAGATTGAGGGTCTGCTTTTACAGGTCTTGGGTTTAATTGCGGTTGTTTAGCCTCGTATTCGTCTTTACCTACAAAAAGACCGTTCCACTCCATAATCATGTTTTTTATTTTATATGCTCGACCAGACCTATCTGATATTCCTAAAGCATATTTTCCTGAAGCAAACCTAGCCATTTTAAATTCTTAACGAAGAATAAGACGGAACAAGGCGTAAAGCCGTTCTTTCTGCATCTTCCGATGCGGCTCTTTGAAATTCTTCGTCATACATAGCTTTTAGCATCGGAACACGGTCCGGGGCTTTTTTAATTGCAATGTAATAAGACAACCCTGCTATTAAGCAAGGCAAAAACCTAAAGGGAACTTCGGCATTGTTATTTGCAGAATCAGCGTCTTCTATTCGTTTAATCCTGTAATAAATTAATTGATCGGTAGAGTTTTCTGGAGCTGGCCAAACGGTTACCGTTGGCGTTATCTGCCTGTCTATATAAAACTGAGTGGGCCTTCCTTGAGTGGTTTTGTCGGGTATTGTTAAGTAGTCTTGTCGATTGATGCGAGTAATGCTTATATCAGAACCATCCCTACGAACTACTGCTTCTAGCATATCTACACTAGCCTGGCAGTTAGCTAAACTTGGGTTTGAAGCTATCGTTGTAGCTACTCCAGACTCATCGCTTGCGTTACTTGTAATAGTTTCTCCGGCAGTAAAAGACCCGGAAGGAACTGTAATAGTTATAGTTGTTGAACTAGGTTTGGATATAACAGTAGCGGTTGTTCCGCTAGAAGACCCAGTTATAACTCTGCCCACTAATAAATTAGTTGATGCTCCAACAGTGGCCGTAATCGTTCCTAACGGATACGCTGCAACTGCTGAAGACGTAGAGTAATTAGCTAAAGATTGTGTAACTTGTTCTACCGTCCAAAGATTAAGACCTCTGTTTGCCCAATCAGCAAACAAAAGATTAATAGATCTTCGAGCAGTTCTAGAATCATAACCAGTTCTAAGCTCTAAGCCACAACGCTCAAAAGCTTCCTCTGTAATTTCGGCCATGTCTAAATTAAAATCAACCGAACCAGAAGTCGCCATTGTTATCTCCTTAAAAAATCGTTAACAATCACTAGGCATAAAAAGTAGTTATACTTGCAGAAGCTCCGGCAGGAATATCTATATAAATCCCGTTTGGAAAAACAACACCATCGTCTGGTATATAAGGCTCTATATAATCGTGCGTTGTTGTAGCCACCTGAGTTGAAAAAATGCTTGTCCCGCTTATAGGAGATTCATCATAGTACGTTATATTGGCAACTGTTCCACCAGTAGTACAGTGAAGACTTTTTAATCGAGCTCTTCCTGCAAAAACAACAGCTTGACCACCAGTGGTTCCGGCGGCAACTCCAACTGAAGTGTTAGTTCCAATAGAACCGTCCCCTGCAACCGAAGTAACTGTGTTAAAAAACTTTGTTCCAGTAACTGTATTGTTGTTTGGCCCGGTAATGTCTTCAGTCAAAGCATTTCCTGCAATGTCTGTTCCGGTAACCGTTATAGCTACACCTGAAATATTTCCACCAGAAGTTAGCGTTACTTTAGCAGCTAAACCCGTCGTGTGAAAAGTTCCTGCGGTAGCAGCATCGGTCAAAGTCATCGCAGCAGTGCCGGATGTCGTTTGTAAAGCCGCAAGTGCCGCAGTAGAAGCGGAAAGACCGCTAGTATACGTTTTTACTTGAATATCTGACATATAAAACTCCTACGATTTAGGCGGGAAAAGCCCACCTAAATCGTGTTTACATTACGCTACTTGAACGTATTCAATTATAAAAGTAAAAGCACCCGCAGTTGTGGCATCTACTGTGTTAGTAATATTGCAAAAAATTGTTCTTGCAGTATCAGTAAACTGAACAGAGGCTGGGGCAGTAGTACCGTCTTGCGTTTGTAAAACCAAAGCAGTCACAGTTACATTGTTTAAAACAACCGTAGTACCAGCGTCTAAAATTTCATCTGTTTGAGCCGCAACAATTTGTGCGCCAGAGCTGCTAGTTCCTACTTCATAGCCAATGTCTCCTGATCCTATTACAGGGGCAGTAGTACACAAGATTTTAATGTCTGTAATAATAGTGTTTGCTGGTTGGGTAAATTCGCCAATAGCTGGGCTATCGCCAGCGGTTGAGTTAACTGTTACGCCTGTGGCAAAACCAACATGCTTTATGTATTTATCAGTAACAATTCCTGTAGATGCAATTACGGCGGTGTCTGTAATAGCACCCGTGGTTGCGTTTTTTGAAATCACCTTAAAGCCGTTTTCTGAACGAACTGGTCCGTTAAAAGTTGTGTTAGCCATTTGGCCGACCTCCTTATTAAAGGTTTCGCTATAACGTCATAATAAGTGTCTGCTAGGGCAGTCAATTATAGCTTATAAAAATCCTAGTTATATTGAGGGTACACAAAAAAGAAAGGGGGCGCAATGCCCCCTTTCATATACTTTAAAAGTATTACGCGGCTCCTGGAGAGCCGTATATGCAACGTGGATCTGAGTACCCGTAGCTGTAACGCTCACGAGCCTTAAATCTAACATTACCTGTGTCGAAGTCACCTTCCATCTTGGTAGACATTCCCATACGCTCAAAATGAACAAATCCTCTAGGAGCATCTGTTTTAATGAAAAACGCATCAGT